AATGAGCGCGAATTACCTCTGTGTACCTAGTGCCGCCTCTGGCGTCCCGTTCGAGTAATCGCTGAGTTTGAAATGCTTCGCGTAGTGAATTGATTGTTGCGGCTGTCGCCTGGCTAAGGTCTGCCTGTAATCCGGTATCTTGAGTCCATAGTCCTGCTTCCGTATTGGGCAACGTACCGCTTAACGCGTTCCAGTTTGCTGAGTTGCTGGTTCCATGACCTAGTTGGCCAGTCTCACTATTGCTGAATTGCATAACAGCCGGGTTTCCATCGCCGATGACCGGCGCTGTGGTGCCAAGCGGAATATCTACCGCGGCACCCTTTTGTGGCCATGGCAATGCGCCTGTAAAATAATCTTTGCGCTTGCCACGTTTTAACGGAGTCGTACCATTCCATATTTGCGGAGCGTCTCCGGTGTCGATTGCTATCGAGTCCTGTAAATTTTCATCGCGGAACCATTCGTTCCATATTTTGTAATACGCTCGAAATGGTAAAGCCGATATACCCGTGTCGGTGTACGGCACTCCTAGAGGCAGACCGAAATAGTCTGCCAGTTCACCTTCTGAAACTACTGCTGCTCCAGATGATCCGGTTATCACCGGTATTGTGAAGTCAATCGAGTCTGTTGGATTTTCCTGAAATCCGCAGAATTTTTCCCAGTTATCCCATAACAATCTGTTAGGGACTGCGAAGAAAAATGATTCCAGAATGATGTTGTCCATGATTGGCTTAATGGGTGTTGCTATACGTGCGAAGGCCGTCATGTTGAGTCGGAATGTATCACCTGGCAATGCTTCGTCGACGTATATGGGTACGAGTACCGACGCGTCGAAGGTTGTTTTGTGTCCATGCGTACGGTCGAATACCGACCGCTTGATATTTGCATCCGGCACCTGACTAAAATTGTGGTTGCCTTTTGAACGGGAGTATTTTCGTGACATGGCTTTATCCTTCCTGTTGGGTTTCTGCGAGTACTTCTGTTGCTGATGCGATCCACACCGGGGTCGCTTCTGTTAATACCGCTGTACTGTCTTCGTATTCACCGATCATGTACAACGTGAAATCTTCCGGACTGCGTTTGTATCTATTGTCTTCCTGTCCGAAAAGCACCAGGTCGCGCCACATTCTTAATCCAGCCTCAATGGTTGGCTGTGTGTAGGGCGCGCTGAATGAGTCCAGTGCTTTATCTTTTACTGCAAATACTTTGTATTTCATAATTTTCCACCTTTCAGTTTGAGTTGAGATTTCTGTATTTTTTCCCGTGCGTCTGCACGATCTTGATTAAAGTTTTTGTATTTTTCGAACACCTCCTCTCTACGTTCGTCTCTGAGTTTTTCGAAAGCTTCCGGATACCATTTTTTGAACAATTTGTTGAAGTATTCCGGAGGCGGGTATTTATTGGATTTTCCATCTGTGACGTATCCCTTTGGGTACAAGTCACCATGATATTTTTCTAGCCATTTTGATCCTATTCCCGGATTCCTGGACATCCTTGCGAATTCTGGAAGTCGTTGAAATATTTCTCCGGTTTCTGGATCGAGTGCTTCATAGTGCTGTTTGGCTTTTTCGCCGGTGATTTTCTTAACGGCGTATCGTGATACATAGGCTGCCGCTTCGATCGAGTTTGATTGAACTGTCGCCAGTCCATGTTTCCAAAGCGATGTAAGGCGCTGAGAAGTATCAATGCTGTAGTCGCCGCGATCACGCCAGACGACGCGATCATGAAAATCAGCACCGAAAAGGATAGCGTGATAATGGGGACGCCCTTTACCGTCTCCATACTCGCCCACAGCGTAGTAACGAATACGAGCAGGGCTGAAATGATTACGAAGGCGCTTGATAAAGCGGCGTAGGTCTTCTGTGACGAGTGTTTCACCATAAGGTACGTTCTCCTCATCGTAAGTTAGTGTCAGGAAACAGGATTCTTCATGATCGAATCCTTCAAGGTGCAGTCGCATAGCCCAGCTGCGTGCTCTGTCGAGGCGGCACCCGATACATTGCCCGCAGGGCAAGGCGATAGGGTGAGTGCCGCCATCAGGGCAAAAACTAATAGCGCGAGTGTCATTCGCGCCTTTTTCGACTGCCTGGTAAGCGATTAACGGTCTGTTGCATGCCATACATGCCTAGAACCGGATCCCGCCACGTGATACCGGGCGTTTGTAATTAATTTTCTTAGATTTTGCGTACTTGCGAAATACCTTACGGGATTTGCCACGACGCATGCTTTTTCTACGCATAATGCTCTCCTAGTTGATGTTTTATTGCCTTCAGGAGCGACTTATACCTAGTTTTTTTGTTATTGCAAGAACTTCGTTTTGCAGGATATTGGCCATAAGCTTTTGCTTATATGGGCCAGTGGGAACAGTTAACTACAAGGTTATATACTGTTCCTCTGTTTTTTTCGCGTTTTTTCGTTTGGTTCGTTTGTTCGCGTTATTGATTGTGAGCCCTTCTGAACGTCTTTGTTCGTTTAGGGCTGTGTTGGTATTGGTTTTTGATTTGGACGGCTTGAGCGTCCTTAGGTTTGCTCTGAGAGGCAAAAAGAGACCCCTTTCGGGGTCTAGTAGGTGGGTTTTCTGAATTTTTCCAAATTTCTACGAATTTGAATCCTTGGTCGCTGGTGAGGCTTGGTTATCCTGAACGCCTCCCTGAGCTCCTTGATCGTCCTGGCTGTCGCTGCCTCCAGTCCGATCTGGTGTTTTTTCAGCGTCATTTTCATTTCCTCGATGGTTAGCATTTGCGAACATCTCCTGTAACGTTTCGTCGTCGACGTTACCTATATCGGCAAATGGTAATTTATCTTTAATGAATTCTGGCAATTCGGCATACGCATTCTGCATATCCGTAAATGCCAGTTTGACGTCCATAAGCTCTCCGATCTCTGAGACGTCTGCGTATTGCGCCTCTGGCGCTTGCGGTAAACCGCCTGATCGCCGATACCTGGCGACGATTTTGTTGATGTTTGTTGTTTCTTCGTGACATTGCTCAACGAGTGTTTCGCTTCCTGTATCCAGTTTCACTGGGTGACGTTTTCCAACGTAGTGTATTGGCACATATTCGTTGACTTTGGCCATAGTTTTTTTCCTTTCAGTCATCTGACAACTCCTTTCAGGATTTGCATGAGTGATTTTGCACCTGAAGCGGCGGCACCAGCGCCGCCACCTAACTGAAGTGATGGTGCAAGATTTGGATTTTTCAAAAAGTAGTCACCGACTACATTTTGTTGTTTTGCAACGCCTCTAGCCGAGGACGCTTGCGCCATTGCGGCTTCTGTTTGCGCCTCGATGAGATCGTTTTGCATAATTATGTTTTTGTTTTGCAGCTTTCGCTGCGTGTTTTTTCCACCGACGTCGAGTCCCTTAATCGACGTTTCTCCTACGGATGGAGCTTTGAGCATTGCCTGAGCACCTGACGGCGACGATGCGCCGCCTTGGGCATAGGCAAGCATTGGATTGATACCTGCCGCGCGCATGTCTTTAACTGCGCGCTGATACGCGGTATTGGATAGGCGTTCTTGAAACGCCATCTGCTCGCGAGCGAGCTTTTTTTGCTGTTTGTTGGTGTCTTTAGCCGAGAAATAATTTATTCCCGACGATATTACACCACCCAAACCACCTAGTGAGAATCCCATATTCGTTGCACCTCCTGAAATGGGGATTGTTGGTAGTACGTACCCGGGGGTATAACCCCCGGTTCCAGGAACTATAGGCTGTAACGCCATCAGAAATGGTCGATATAGCCAGGCACGCCGTAAACCGGCATAGGCCGTGCACATCGAAGACCGATATTTGTGTCCATAATAAAATCGGGTTCGGTTGTAACTGCTTTAATGCGAGCCATCGGCACAGCTTCTGATATGAACGCTTCGTTTAGGACTGGACGCGTTTCGAACTCCTGTGCCAGGTGCCATATATCTAACGGCTGCGCTGCTGCCGATCTGAACTTGCCGCTAATGATCGACGGCTTATATCGGTACTCGGCATAGCGTTCTTGGTACCCGAAAATCGAATCGTCTCCTGCTGTACCGTCTGCGAACAGCTCTTTTGACTTTATTTCTTGCTCCCCTAGGTGGGCGAGCGCCGGCCAGAAGAAGTCGTAACGGGTTTGCCTTAACCACATACGATTAATGCCCTGCTGATACGTTAAATCAGCTCGGACTGAGACCATTCCGATGATCGTCATGTGCTCAGTGAATGACTGAGTAAATCCATGGTTCATTGCTGCAATTGTACCGAACGACGACAAGTTACCTTGCGGTGTTACGTCGGGAACAATTCCTGTCGGCGTAGTCTGTGGTACTGACTGGAAGTTGACATAAGAACGTCCACCACCTAAATATTCCGGACGCTGTAACCGGTAATCTGGTGAAGTGACGTTGAAGTGAGCGCGAATTACCTCTGTGTACCTAGTGCCGCCTCTGGCGTCCCGTTCGAGTAATCGCTGAGTTTGAAATGCTTC